GTTGAGGCAAAGGCGAGTGGTTTATCTCTGGTGCAGGAGTTGATGAGAACGGGTATACCGATTACACCATTTAATCCAAAGAGGATGGACAAACTTGCAAGAGTGCACTCAGTGGCACCCTTGTTTGAAAGCGGGAGAATATGGTGTCCGGATACTGACGAGTCGGAGGCGGTTGTTTCACAAGCAGCAGCATTTCCAAACACAAAGAATGATGACTTGGTTGATTCAATGACACAGGCATTGATAAGATTAAGAAAAGGGTTTATGGTATCACATCCACAGGATATGCCATTTGAAGAGCCGACAGGGCCGAAAGGGAGTTATTGGTAATGAATGTAAAAGAATCAATTAAGAAGCACGAAGGATTTAGAACAAAGGTATATCTAGATACATTAGGTAAGAGAACTGTGGGATACGGCCATCTTTGTGTAGAGGATTACTGGGAGGATGATGTTGAGTATACTGAGGCACAGCTCGACAGAGTATTTGAACAAGATTTTGCAAAAGCGGAAGATGCAGCAAACCGACTTTGCAAGGACAACGGATGCGAGGGCATCCCGCAAGAAGCAAAAAATTTAATTATTGAAATGGTATTTCAACTTGGCCCTACAGGTGTATCCAAGTTCCGCAACATGTGGAAATGTTTGTCAGAAGAAAATATGGTTGGTGCGAGCTATGAGATGCTCGATTCCAGATGGGCAAAACAGACTCCTAATCGGGCGAATGAAATGGCAAATCATATGAAGAATATAGGAGTATAGAATGACTACAAAAAAAGACATAACTAAAGGCGTAATAAAATCTATTGCTACTTTAGATGTTCCATCACTTATTAAAAATTTTAGACAAAAACCAGTGAGAACTACAATTAAATCTTTCTTAGCAGGAACAGGACTTGAGGGTGCTATTCCAGAAATAATGGATAGATTTAATGCAGGTGATTTTTCTGGAAGTGCGGTAAAAAATATTTTAACCTCTACACTGAAAAATATCAAAAAAAGAGGTGCACAGGTATACACAACTGGTAAAGACATAGTGCAGGATGTTGTTCAAAATAAAAATATGGGCGGCATGATGGAGTCAAGAAAAAAAGGCATGGGTTTGAAAATGGCTAATGGAGGCTCTGCATTAAAACCTATACCGGCAGATAACAAAGGTTTACCAAACCTACCACAAGATGTTAGAAACAAAATGGGTTTTATGAAAAAAGGTGGTATGGTTAAAAAGAGAGCTAAATCAAAATCAAAAAAATCTAGAGGTATGGGTATAGCTAAAAGAGGCGGAAAATTTAAAGGTACTTTCTAAATGGCAATAACTCCACTAGAGCCAGTTAACCCTTTAATAGAAGAAGAGGTTACGATTATTGCGGAGGGTGAGGTGGAACCTCAACCAACTGTAACGGATAATCTGGCAGAACAACTTGATGATGAAACACTAGACGATATTGCTAGTGAATTGATTGATGCATTCGATGCAGATGTTCGTAGTCGTAAAGATTACGAGGATACCATCAAGAAGGGTATGGAGTTATTAGGTTTAAAAATAGAGGATACAACTAAACCTTTTCCGGGTGCGTGTTCAGCACATCACCCGATGATGATTGAAGGAGCAGTGCAATTTCAATCACAAGCAATAAAAGAATTGTTTCCATCTGGTGGCCCAGTTAAGACACAGATAGTTGGAGAAAGAAACGAGGGTTCTGTAAGACAAGCAAACAGAATCAAAGAGTTTATGAATTACCAACTAACGGAAACAATGGAAGAATACTTTGATGACTTCGACCAGATGTTATTCTATCTTCCTATTGTTGGTAGTTGTTTTAAAAAAATATACTACGATGAAAGTTTAAAAAGACCTGTATCAAGATTTATACCAATTACAGATTTTGTTATATCATACAATACAACAGATTTAAGAACCTCTGGTAGATATACGCATATCATTCGCATGACACAAAACGAACTGCGAAAGAAAATTGCTAATGGTTTCTATATGGATATGGAAACTGATATGAATCCAGAAGAGGATGACTCAAACGATATAACACAAAAGATACAAGACATAGAAGGTATTACACCTTCAAAAAATTATCAGAAGGATGGTAGATTTACTATTCTTGAAATGCATGTAGATTTAGATGTGCCCGGATATGAAAAAGATTTTGCATGTCCATACATTGTTTCAATTTGTAAAGAAACAAGACAGGTATTATCTATTCGTGCAAACTTTGAAGAAGACGACCCAGACTTTAAAAGAATACAACACTTCGTGCACTATAAATTTTTGCCGGGTTTTGGTTTTTATGGTTTAGGTTATGTACACTTACTAGGTAATCTACAAAAATCAGTTACAACTATACTTCGCTCATTAGTTGATGCAGGACAGTTCTCTAACCTACCGGGTGGCTTTAAAGCTAGAGGCATGCGTGTGGAAGGAGAACAACCTGTAGGTTTTGGTGAGTTTAGAGATGTAGAGGGATACGGAGAAGATATTCGTAAGTCTATTGTTCCTTTACCTTTCAAAGAACCATCGCAAACTTTGTTTGCATTACTTGGTTCTATGACACAAGAAGGTAGAAGACTGGCTGCAATTACAGACTTACAAGTTGGTGACATGAACTCTAATGCACCTGTAGGAACTACGATTGCTTTATTAGAGCAAGGCATCAAAGTTATGTCTTCTATTCACAAGAGACTACACAAAGCACAAAGAGAAGAGTTTAAAGTTATTGCAAGAATAAACCAAGACTTTATGCCAGACTATTATCCTTACAGAATACAAGGAGATAGTAGGTTTGTATTTAAAAAAGATTTTGATTCTAACATAGATATACTCCCTGTGTCAGACCCAAACATCTTTTCTACTGCACAAAGAGTTTTACTTGCACAAACACAATTACAAGCGGCAGCAGCAGCACCACAAATACACGATATGAAAGAAGCATACAAAAGATTGTATGAAGCTCTTGATGTCAAAAATGTGGATGACATACTGTTACCAGAAATGGGTGCAAAGAGAAAAGACCCTGCAACAGAAAACTATGCAATGATGTATGGTAGACCAGTAAAGGCATACGCATCACAAGACCATGATGCACACATAGCAGTTCACCAAGCTATGCTTAGTGACCCAACTATGACTCCACAGTCACCACAACTTGCACAAGCATTAGCGGGAACTATTCTATCTCATATTCAAGAGCACATGGCTCACAAATATAGAACACTTGTTATGACACAGAGTGGTGCAGATTTACCACCTGCTCCAGAGTATGACAAATCTAATCCGGGCAAAGACGAAGCATATCCGGAGATGACACCAGAGATGGAGAATGAGGTTGCTAAACTACAGGCACAAGCAGCAATGCAAATGTCACAACAAAATCAGCAAGCGGCACAACAGGCAGCACAGCAACAACAAATGGCTGACCCTCGTGTTCAGATTGCAATGCAAGATTTAGCAATTAAGAAACAAGAAGCTGACAGAAAAGTTATGGACTCTCAAGCAAGAGCAGACCACAGAAATAGACAATTAGAGATGCAAGAACAAAAAGAGGCAGCAGATGCACAGATTGATATTGCAAAACTAGAATTAGAAAAAGCAAAAGCAGAATCTGATATTCAATTAGATGCTTCTAAAATAGAATCTAATGAAAGAAGAGATGCATTAAGAGCTAGAGCAAACAAGTCTTTGGCAAGAGAAAAGACTATGAGTGAAATAGCAAAACAAAATATGAAGGACAAACAATAATGGTTTTACCACTTTTACCTTTTATACCTGCGGGTATAGCAGCACTAGGAGGAGCAGGAAGATTTTTTAATTCTCCAACTGGACAAAGAGCAGTGCAAGGTGGAATACAAATGTTTCGTAATTTACCAACAACACTTCAAGGTTATATAAATCCTTTAAGTCAAGCAGTGGGAGGCCCACAATTTGCTGCAAGACCATTAACTGCAACAGGTGCAGCGATGACTGCTTTAGAAACACCGGGTCTTATGGTTGACGCTGCAAGAGGTATGGGAGTTGGTTCTGCTGAAGCTGATGAACCAGATGCTGCTGACATAGAAGAAATGTTAGAGGAAGAAGAAGATAAAAAGAAAAAGAAAAAAAAGAAAAAAAAGAAAAAGAAAAAAGAAGAAAAGGATGAAGAACCATCATTAGATATTATACCGATGAAAAAAGGTGGATATGCTAAAAA